CACCGCGCAATCAGCTCGTATTTGGCAATGCAGTCAGTGCCACGAAGCGAGCCGCCTGATGTACGCGTATATTACGGAGGGACCGGACTCGGGAAGACACGAGCAGCTTATGAAGGAATTGAAGCGTCTGAAGTGTACAGCCACCCTGGCGGACAGTGGTTCGATGGCTTTCACGGACAAGGGCGTGCCATATTCGACGACTTTGGAGGGAGCGAATTTAAGCTCACGTACTTGCTTAAACTTCTAGACCGGTACCCGATGAAAGTACCGATCAAGGGTTCTTTCGTCGAATGGAACCCTTCCGAAATTGTCCTAACTTCTAACTATCATCCTCGTGAATGGTACCCTAATGCGAAAGACGAACACGTGAAGGCTTTATTACGGCGACTAAGCACTGTGGTTCGCTACAGCGACCCTTTTAACTTGGCAACGGGTCGAGCGGAGCTTCAATTATCGCCGGAGGAGCACCAGTCTTAAACGTTAAGTACGAACGAATAAACAAATTATTCTCATACGCCAAACTAACGCTAGGAGCAGCACTCTCATGAGAATCCAAGTTCTTCTCTAACGCAAACATCGAAGTCTTTCCAAACACGTGATAAAACTTCCGGGATCCGACCCCTGGCGGAGTACCTTGGTACTTCATCTGATCGTACATCAAGCAAAACAACTCCGAAAGAGCAATGCTCTTACCGTACTTAATAACAGACTTCTTAATCTCGCCAGGGTTTAAACGAACGGAACGCGTAGAAGTAGCTTTAAAAAAGTTACCTGCAGGAGGACGAACCAACGTCTGCTGGTCTAAATTAACCGACGTTGCCGTATTAATGCCCAACACACCCTGAACACCAGCCGTGCCAGTGGTATCACGGATCAACCCATACTGAGGATCCGCATATAAAAAAATCGAAAAAATTTGCTGCTTGTCAGCATCAGGCCAAAAACCGTTACCAGTAGTCAAGTATTCACGACCAATCAACGGATTGTTCGCAACATTACCATCATTAGATGGATCCGACGAAGTCGACGCCAATGTACGATTCTGCACAGCAAGAACAGCAAGGGTCTCCAACACTAAAGTCGCTTGACGAGGATTAATGGATGCCAACGGAAAATATTGCGCACCGTTCTTCCGCTTCAGGGTCACTTGAGTGAGAACGAACGGCGCCGACCCTTCCGTAATGGCCCACCAACGCGCTGCAAGCAGACGCGCCTCTTGATCCCAAGTGTAATCAACCGTCAACGACGAACTATCAAGGTTAGCAGCATCGGAACCAGCAGTAATCGTCGTCCAATAAAACTCAAGATAAACCGTATCCTGAGTAAACCCGTGCCCCGTCTCCCAAGACGGAAAATCATTGCCACTACGCTTCGCTAAGTGACGGACAACGGCACGAGCAAGAGATTCAACCACCTCTCTAGCAGGGCACGTATGGTGCCCAATGAACCCGCATTGCATGGAGGAAATAGTACCTCCTTGCTCAATGCGCTTCTCGGACCCTAACTTCTGGAACCGAGAATCCTTCGATGGCTTACGCCACTTCTTCAACCGCCCCGCATAGCCACGCGTGACGTAACGACGGCCCGCCCGTGGCGGGACCGTTCGCTTTGCACGAACCGTACGACGAGTCTGAGTACTGCGAGTACTAGTAGGAGGACGGTAACGAGGCTGCACAACTTTACCACGGCGAGCGGAGGAGGGCACGACGTAATCACCGTTCCGCTTACGTTTGCGCCCCGTGATGTAATTAGCGGCACGACTAGCAACGTAACTACCAACGGCAGGACCGTATCGGCGAATAGCATGACCAGCAAGAGTAGTAAACATTTTTAATTCGCAATTAGGGATTATGAACCGTCGGGCTCCCGCGACGGTTAGGGACCGCGGACTCTAAACCCGTCCACGGTCCAAGGTTCTGGGTAATACTATACCAGAACCTTGGACGCCTTTAGGGTGAACGATACGGCAACCTCCGCAAGCTACGGTGCCTCCACGCTCGCTTCGCTTTAATTTAAAAAAATATCGAGTACGCTGCGCTGTGCTTATGATCGACCGCTGGGCTACGGGCCACCCGACGCCGTCGTCCGGAGCGGACGGCTCTGGGGGCCCTTTTAACTAGGTGTTAATTTAAGTATATGTAAAGTTTAGTGATGTGATATGGGTCCGTAGTTTACGGTAAATGGTGACCCTGCCCGCTGCTCGCGGGGCCAGGTGGGGGTCTTGGCAAGCACCGTACGGGAGCCATGGGGAGGGTCAGAGTGCATGGTGCACAGTGGGTGAGGTCACGTAAGGTGTATATAAGGACGAAGTGGTCCATGGACGTTCATTCATCAATGAGTCGTGCTAAGCATTGGTGCTTTACTTTGAATAATTACTCTGAAGCCGACGTTAATTTTCTCTCTAATGTATTCGCGCGAGATCAAAAAGGAGTCGTATACGTTGGATGGGGCGCTGAGGTGGCCGGGAGCGGCACACCCCATCTGCAAGGATTTATTTCCTTTGGAGTCAAGCGAGGACTGCGTCATGTCCGAAGCTGTTTCACCGGAAACCCGCATCTTGAAGTCGCCCGTGGGAGCCCCGACGAAGCGATCGCCTACTGCGAAAAAGACGGCCAGTTTGTGGAGTTTGGGAACCGACCTTCTGGAAAAGGATCGAGATCCGATTTGGACGCCGTTAAACTCGCCCTCGAGTCCGGGTCGACACTTAAAGAAGTGGCCTCTGAATTCTTCGGTACCTACTGCCGTTTCCACCGCGCAATCAGCTCGTATTTGGCAATGCAGTCAGTGCCACGAAGCGAGCCGCCTGATGTACGCGTATATTACGGAGGGACCGGACTCGGGAAGACACGAGCAGCTTATGAAGGAATTG